GATCAAATGAGTTTGCATTTTTATACGGACATATGTCAGGAGTTGCGACTGTCAATCATATCGCAAAAACTGAATTAATCAGAGACCCTGATTCATTCGCAGACGTAGTCAGAGGCTTACACGTATACGGAAGAAAAATCCTTAGAAGTGAAGCAGTAAGATCTGGCGTAATCACAATAGGGTAATAATTAGGAGGATAATAGATAGATATGGCTACTTTTGACAAAACAGGAAAAGGTGGAACTACTGGGCATCCTGCTAATGGTAGAACACCTTATTTAGTTGAAAATACAATAGATATGTCAGCATTTGACCCTGCTGCTGGAGACATCATTCAAGCAATTGATGTACCTGCAGAAACATTAGTTATGTCAGCTGGTTTAGAAGTATTAACTGCTTCTTCTAGCTCAGTAACTTTTGACTTAGGTATTACTGGAAGTACAGCTGGTCATGAAGACCCTGATGCTTTCGTTGATGCTTATGACGCAACAGGAACAGGATATGCTCCAATGGACGCTACAGACGCATCAGCTATGCTTGTCTGTAAAGTTGCAGATACTATTGACATTTTAACAGCTGGAGCACAAGATACAGCTGGAAAAGTTAGAGTATGGGCAGTTCTTTGTGACATTTCTGGAGTTGACGAAACTGATCACAACTAATAATAAATAACTTAAGGGGGGTATTAATATCCCCCTTAATAAAACCCTGTATAATTAATATAAACAAAATGACTACACATACTTTAACACAAAAAACAACTAGTTATAAAGGTAAGTTATCAAGCACAGGGCAAAAAATTACACCATTAGGTGATGGTGCAAGAATAAATAGTTTAGAAAACAGAATTAATGATCAAGAAAAAAAACTTGATAAAATATTAGAGTTATTACAGAATGGCAACAACTTATCTAACACTCACAAACAGAGTACTTAGAGAATTAAATGAAACTGAATTAACTTCAGCTAATTTTAGTTCTAGTAGAGGTATACAAACTGCAATTAAAGATTTTGTAAATAAATCAATACATGATATTTACAATGAAACAGGAGAGATACCTTTATTATATGCTAGAACTACACAGACTTTAGAGGTCGGTGATAACGAATATGATTTTCCTGCTGATTTTAGAAAAGCAGATATGGAATCATTTTTAATGGGACCAAAAGAATTAATTACAAATGGTGAGTTTACTTCTAATATAACTAACTGGACAACTCAAAGTGGATCGCCAGCATATTCAAGTTCAGGAAATGGAAGATTAAGTTTAAGTAATGCTGCAGCTTCTCAATCATTTTCTACTGTAGTAAATAAAAGTTACAGAGTACAGGTAAGAGTATTAAACTCAAATGCTAATACGGATACATTAGATGTAGCTATTGGTACAAGTGCAGGTGGAACACAAAATTTAAGTAATAGTATATCTGTTACAAACTATGGTGAAGGTAAAATATTAAATACTGTATTTACTGCAACAGCTACAACAACACATGTTCAGCTATCAACTACAGGTGATTTTACAGTTGACTATATTAGAATATCAAGAAATGATATATTAAATAGAAAATTATCATATATATCATATGATAACTACTTACAAAATTATAAACCTACTGATGATACAAATAATAGTAATAGTTATTCAGACCCACTAAGAGTTTATATATTACCTAACCATTCTACTTTTGGTGTAAGTCCAAGACCTAATAGTAATGAATTTTCTGTAAGTTATATATATTATGCAACTCATACAGATTTATCTGCACATGGTGATAATATGAGTTTACCTGATAGGTTTGCAACATTAATTATTGATAGAGCTAAATATTATACATACATGCTTAGATCTGATCCACAGCATGCACAATTAGCAGATAGAGATTTTCAAAGAAAACTAAGATTACTAAAAGTAGACTACGCTACTAAAAATGATTATATGCGTAGTGATACAATTGCAGAAAGTATTTCTACAAATATAGGAGGTAGAGTAAGCTAATGGCTATAAGAGAAAAAGAAGAAATGAAAAATGGCATGAAAATTGTTGATAATATGGATGGTGCAAAAAATGCTGAAGATAAATTAAATATGAAAGTAGCAGATGTATCTGATAAAATGACTATACCACAAGTTAAAGAATTTATTAGAAGATATAGAACTGGAGAAAGCACCAGAGATTATTTAAAACAATTTGATTTAAAAAAAATAGAATTAGACGAATTACAGAAACTAGCAGATAGAAACAAAAGAACTTCATAATGCCAGCAACTGATCTTATATCACCTTTTGTAGTAAGTTGTGCAGGGGGCTTAACACTTAATAAAGATGTGTTTTCAATGCAACCTGGAGAAGCACTTATACTACGTAATTTTGAACCTGATATTAAAGGTGGATATAGAAGAGTTAGTGGAACAGCATTATATAATAGCACAATAGTACCACAAGGATCTAGCAATAGTAGTTTAGTAATTGATTGTTCCATAATATTTAATGGGCAGATAATTGTAGCTAGAGGTGGAGATATACATAGAGGTACAACTTCTGGTAGTTGGACAAGTTTAGCTACAGGTTTAGGAACTGCTACTAGAGCTTATGATTTTGAAAAGTATAATTTTAATGGTACTGATAAATTAATTATAGCTACAGGACATTCTCCTGCACAGTCTATTGATTCAAGTTTTAATGTAGATGTAATAAATGCAACAGGTGGTGGTACAGCTCCAACTAATCCTAAATTTGTAAAAGCATTTCAAAACCATATGTTTTATGCAGGTGCAACTAATTCTCAAGAAGTTATATTTAGTGTGCCATTTGTAGAAGATAATTTTACATCAGCTAGTGGTGCAGGATCTTTTAAAGTTGACTCTGCTGTTGTTGGTATGAAAGTATTTAGAAATGAATTAATTATATTTTGTGAAGATAGAATATATAAATTAACAGGTACATCATCTAGTAATTTTGCAGTACAAGAAGTTACAAGAAATATTGGATGTAGAGATGGTGGTAGTATTCAAGAGATTGGTGGTGATGTTATATTTTTAGCACCAGACGGTTTAAGAACTATTGCTGGTACAGCTAGAATTGGTGACGTTGAACTTGGATCTATATCAAGACAAATACAAGCTAGAATTGATGAGATAGGATTAAATAGAATATCTTCTTTAGTTATAAGAGATAAATCACAATATAGATTATTTTATCCTACAACTAGTGGATCGCAAGCATCATCAAAAGGTATTATTGGAGTATTAAAATCTAATGTAAATACAGGACAAATTGGTTTTGAATATTCTGATATGATAGGTATAAAACCATCTTCTACTGATTCAGATTTTATTAGTAATGTAGAAACACAAGTATTTGGTGGATTTGATGGTTATATATATAAAATGGAAACAGGAAATACTTTTGCAAATGGTACTACTACAGAAACTATTGTAGCTACATATAGATCTCCTGATATGGTTATGGGAGATCCTGGATTAAGAAAATATATGCAGAGAGTTAATTTAAACTATGAAGGAGAAGGAACTTCTGTAAATGCAGACTTAGCAGTAAGATATGATTATGATAGTGTTAATACACCACAACCAAATAAGATAGCAATTTCATCTCCAGGTGGTGCAGCTACATATGGATCATCTTTATATGGATCTGGATTATATGGAGCATCAGGTACACCACTTATAAGACAAACAGTAGAAGGATCAGGATTTGCAATTGCATTAAAAATAGATGATAGGAATCAAGCAGATTCATTTTCAGTAAAAGGATTTCAATTAGAATTTACCCCAGGAGGAAGAAGATAATGGCAGGATATTCAGCACGACAGTCAACCTATACAACAGGTGACGTTATTTCCGCTGCAGATAGTAATGATGAGTTTAACCAGTTATTAGCTGCGTTTAATGCATCAACAGGACACACGCATGATGGTACTGCGGGTGATGGAGGACCTGTATCTGTACTAAGAGATAGCAATGCATATAATAAAATTTTATTAGACTCATCTAATAACCATTTAGAATTTTATGTAAATGTATCTTCTTCAGCTGTACAACAATTAAGAATACAAGATGGTGCTATTGTTCCTATAACAGATGATGATATAGATTTAGGTACATCATCATTAGAATTTAAAGATTTATATGTAGATGGCACTGCACATGTTGATGCTATTAATTTTAATGGTACAGCAATTACATCTACAGCAACAGAAATTAATTTATTAGATGGTGTAACATCTACTACTTCAGAATTAAATATTATTGATGGTGATACAAGTGCTTCTTCAGTAACAGTTGAAGATGCAGACAGAGTTGTACTAAATGATGGTGGTACAATGAAGCAAGTTGCAGTTACAGATTTATCTGCATATTTTGATGATGAAATTACTGCAATGCCTAATCTTACATCTGTAGGAACACTTACAAGTTTAACAGTAGATAATATAATTATTAACGGAACTAATATAGGGCATACATCTGACACGGATGCTTTAGCTATAGACTCAAGTGGTAACGTTACAGCTTCTCAAAATTTAACTGTAACTGGAGATCTTACAGTATCTGGTGATGATATTACTATGGGTACAAATACTGCAGGTAATTTATTAATTGCAGATGGTACAAATTTTAATTCAGTTGCAGTAAGTTCATTATCAGAAATATCTAGTATAGCTAGTGATGATGTATTTTTAGCAATAGACACTTCAGGTGGTGGTCTTAAAAAAGTTGCAAGATCAACAGTTGTATCAGGACTTGCTACATCAAGTGCTATATCAAATGTAGCAGAAGATAGTACGCCACAACTAGGTGGTAATTTAGATGTTAATGGTAATGATATTGTTTCAACATCAAATGCAAATATTGATATTATACCTAATGGAAGTGGTGTAGTTAATCTTGATGGTACAGAAGTAAGTGATGGTTTAATTGAATTAAAGACTGGAACTGGTAGTGTTGCTAAAGTTAAATTTTATTGTGAGTCTGGAAATGCTCATGCACAAACTTTACAGGCAGCACCACACTCAGCAGCTAGTTCAGCAGTATTAGTTTTACCTACAGCTTCTGGTAATTTAGTTGGTACAGGTGATAGTGGTACTGTAACAAATACAATGCTAGCAGGATCTATTGCTGATAGTAAATTAAATACAATATCAACAGCAGATAAAGTATCAGGTGCAGCTATTCAAATAGATGGTGCAACTGATGGTACATCTATAACTATTGCAGATTCAGATAAATTTTTAATAGATGATGGTGGTACTACTAAATATGTAAATGCATCACAGATAAATGCATATACTAGTGCATCTGTTGCTTTAGATGATTTATCAGCAGGCGATGCTGCAGCTACATTAGCTACAACTGCAGGTAATATTACTATTGATGCACAGGGTAGTGATACAGATATTATTTTAAAAGGAACTGATGGAAGTTCTGATACTACATTTTTAACTATTGATGGTAGTGCTGCAGGAGCAGCAACCTTTAATAGTGATGTAACAGTCGGTGCATTACTTAAAATGCCAGATGTTACATCAGGTAAAATATTAGTAGGAGATGGTACTTCTTTTGAGGAAGTAGCTGTTTCAGGTGATGCTACACTTGCTTCTAGTGGAGCTGTTACATTAGCAAATACAGCAGTTTCAGCAGGTAGTTATACTGCCGCAAGTATAACAGTGGATGCTAAAGGTAGAATTACATCAGCATCTAGTGGATCAGCAGGTGTTTCTGCAGGTTTTGTGACAGCTATGGCTATCGCACTTTAATTTTACTATTGACAATATTGTCATATACTATATAATATAATAATAAGGAGAAAAAATATGGCCCAAGATTTTGAACGCTATATACAGAGAAACGTAGGAACTTCAGCAGCTACTATTCATACTAGTAACTCTGATGATGCTATAGTCTCTATTCGTTGTGCCAATACTACTACATCTACAATTAATGTGGATGTATTCATTAATGATGGATCTAATGATTATTACTTAATCAAAAATGCACCTATTGTTAGTGGAGGTTCTCTCGAACTAATAGACGGGGGGAGCAAGATAGTAATGCAAAACAATGATATTTTAAAAGCAAAATCAGATACTGCATCTAGTTTAGATGTATGGGCATCATTTGTTGATGCTATAAGTACATAGGATTATTCATGGCTTACTTAGGAAATAGACCTTCTAATAATTTTCAAACTATAAACTCATCTCAGTTTTCTGGTAATGGGTCAACAACTGGTTTTACTCTTTCCCAGTCTGTATCTAATACTAATGAAATTGAAGTTTTTGTAGGAAATGTTCGTCAAGACCCTCACAGTGCATACACTATAAGTGGTGGTACAACTTTAAGTTTTACAGCTGCACCTCCATCAGGCACTAATAATATTTATGTAGTATATCAAAGTAAAACTACAGGTACAACTGAACCTGGAGAAAACTCAATTGAATTTGGTATGATAAAAGCAATCAACGGTGGCTATGAAAATAAAGCTACAGTATCATCAACTATCACAGTAGACGCTGCTGATAACATGATGTTATGTGGTCCAGTATCTTTCACAGGCACAGTAACAGTTAACGGAACATTGACGGTAGTATAATGGGAACTTTATTTGTAGATAATATTAAACAACAATCTTCACAAGGTAGTGGTACAATTACTATTGGTGCAAGTGGTGAGACAGTTGCTTTAGCATCAGGTGTTAAACAAAGTAATTTAAATTATCCGATGTTTCAAGTTCATTTAGAAAGCACTCAAAGTATATCTAATAATGTAACAACTATAGTTCAATTTGATGAGGTTGATTTTGACACTGCAAGTTGTTGGGATTCAACTAATTATAGGTTCACTCCAAATGTTGCAGGGAAATATTTATTTTATAAAAATATCTCTATGGATAATTCTTCTGGTGTTTTTTACATGTCCTCTGAAATTAGAAAAAATGGTTCTGCTGTAACCACAGGAAGGCCCATGAATGTTAATGCAAATCAATCTACTTCAGACAATACTTTAGAAACAATTAATCAATTTGCTTCTGGGATAATAGACATGAATGGTACAAGCGATTATGTAGAGGCGGTAGGATATTTATATAACACAGGATCAAACAATCAAATTACAGGCTCTAATAGGTCAATGTTTGGTGGGTATAGAATAGGAACATAATATTATGGGAACAATTAAAGCAACTAATATAGAACCAATAGCTGACAACGGCACAGTAACCCTGGGTAGTTCTGGGGATACGTTTAGTCTAGGATCAGGAGTTGTACAAAGTAATTTAAACTATCCAGCTTTTAAAGCAAGATTAGCCACAGATCAAACACCAGGAACTACTGGTTGGAATAAAATACAAGCAAACACAGAAGATTGGGACACTAATAATGCTTATGATACTTCTAACTATAGATTTACAGTTCCTGCAGGTATGGGCGGTAAGTATCACTTTGATTTAAGTTTAAGATTTGATAGTGCATCAGATCAAGGTATTGTTCAAGTAAGATTATATATTAATGGAACTCAACACGATGCTTCACAAGCAAGATTTACTGCATCAGGAACAACGTCAGTTCAAATGAAAAGTAATTATCAAGTCAATTTATCTGCTGGAGATTATGTTGAGCTCTATGGTTATGCACCCAGCACTAGCCAAGATTTTGGTGGTGGAACAGAGGCAACTAGTTGTACTTGGTTTGCAGGTTACAGGATAGGAACATAATGGCAGGAATAATTAAAGTAAATCAGTATCAAGACTTCAATGGTAACACAATACTTACCAGTGATGGTAGTGGTAATCTTACTACGATGAAGACTAATTATCCAGCTTTTCAAGCAACTTATTCTTCAGATTATATTGGAAGTTTTTCAGATAATACTGACACAAAATTAACTTTAAACACTAAACAATTTGATACAGACAGTGCTTACGATCCAAGCACTAATTATAGATTTACAGTTCCAGTTGCAGGTAAATATTATTTTTATGGTCAACTTTATAATTACTCAAGTAATAATACTAATATTCAATCTAAAATTAAACTTTTTAAAAATGGTTCTGAAATTTCAGAAAATCAAGTTAGAAAGGGTTCTTCAGGAATTAATAATATTGCAGATGCATTAAATCTTACTTTTATAGACACCGCTGCAGTTAATGATTATTATGAACTTTACGCAAACATTAATGTAAGTTCTGGAACTGATAATAGAGTTTATAAACCAATTTTCGGTGCATATAGGATAGGAAGTTAATTATGGCATTAAGTAAAATTGATACAACAAACATGATCGAGGATGTACCTCAATCAAAACTTGATAATAATATCAACTTCAGAAACATCATCATCAATGGTGACATGAGTGTAGCACAAAGAGCAACTTCAACAGCTAGTATAACTGCATCTGGTTATCATACTTGTGATAGATGGCAAACGTCTGCATCGTCTATTGGAACTTGGACACAATCTCAATCTACTGATGTACCAACTGGTCAAGGATTTGCAAAGTCTTTAAAAATGGATTGCACAACTGCTGATGCTTCACCAGCCGCAAGTGATAATTTAATAATAATTCAAAAATTTGAAGGACAGAATTTACAATATTTAAAAAAAGGAACATCTTCTGCTGAACAACTAACTCTTTCGTTTTGGGTTAAATCTAACAAAACAGGAACTTATATAGCTGGATTACATGATAGAGATAATTCAAGAATAGTAAGTAAATCATATACAATTTCATCTGCTGACACTTGGGAAAATAAAACAATCACATTCCCAGCAGATACTACAGGTGCATTTGATAATGATAACGCTGGAAGTTTAGATATACAAATGTGGTTAGCCGCAGGAAGTGATTTTAGTAGTGGTACTTTAGCAACAACTTGGCAAAGTCAAACAAACGCAAACAGAGCAGTAAATCAAGTCAATCTTGCAGATAGCACATCAAACGAATGGTATGTGACTGGAGTCCAGTTAGAGGTTGGTGAAACGGCTTCTGATTTTGAGTTCTTGCCTGTTGATGTGAATTTACAAAGATGTTTTAGGTACTATTATAAAACTACTGAAACTTCTAGTGCAACAATATTATTAACTGGTGGTCTTGAAAGTAGCACAGCTGCTGGTCAAGGTGGATTTTCATTACCAACTAAAATGAGAGCAACACCATCTTTAAGTTTTGGTTCAGGAATAAGATTTTATTCAGTTGGAAGTAGTGTAACAACTACAAGTATAAGTGAAAATAGATGTACTAATACAGTTTTATCTTGCAAAGCTACTACATCAGGAGGAACTACTGGACAAGCTGGATACATTTATAGAGGTGCTTCAGATGGATTTTTAGTGGGAGATGCAGAACTATGATTATTTCAGTGACAAAACAATACAATTTATTAACAAATACATTTTCTAGTTATGAATTAGTAAAAGAAGGACAATTAATAAAATCAGTACCACTAGACGAAGCAAACACAGACTATCAAGAAATTCAAGAATGGATAGCAGATGGTGGAACTGTTATTGATAATCCACCAGAATAATATATAACAGAATAAGGAGGACAAACTATGGCATCACTATCAAGCAAAATCAAGAAGTATGCAGCGGCAAACGGTGTGGCTTCTGTAGATTTCAT